CAAATGTTTTTCCCACAAGTCTCCAAACCATCCCGCAAAGCAGTACAGGATCAATTGCAGAAAGTTTATCCAGGTGCTAAGTTGTGGGGCTACCAAGTATCGGACCATGACCCAGGAGAACCACTCCTCCAAGTCGGAGGATCAAGATAATAAAGAAATTGAAGAATTGAAAAAGAAAGCAGAGAATCTACAAAAAATGCTAAACCTTACATTAGATCATGAAAAGAATTTAGGAAAATTACCAACAGGAAACGAAAGATTTGGTAAATATGAAATGACGTAGGAGATTATTATGGATCATGAAATTTATCTTGGCAATCCCAATTTAAAAAAAGCAAATACTGCTGTTGAATTTACTAAAGAGCAGGTTATAGAATTTGTTCGTTGTAAAAATAATCCTGTTTACTTCGCAAAAAATCATGTAAAGATTGTTACCCTTGACGAAGGATTAAAAGGGTTTGAGCCATATGATTTCCAAGAGAAATTAATTAAGAATTTCCACGGTCATCGATTTAACATTTGTAAGATGCCTCGTCAGACAGGTAAATCTACAACGGTTATTTCTTATCTACTACATTACTTACTTTTTAATGATAGTGTGAATATCGGTATTCTTGCTAACAAAGCAGCAACTGCCAGGGAATTACTTGGCCGTTTACAAACTGCATATGAGAATGTTCCTAAGTGGATGCAGCAAGGTGTGTTATCATGGAATAGAGGTTCATTGGAGTTAGAAAATGGCAGTAAGATATTGGCAGCTTCTACATCTGCAAGTGCTGTCCGAGGTATGTCGTTTAACAT